CAACAGCATTGGTGCCGTACGTGTAATTCTTAACAGCAGACCATACTTCGGCAACAAGACCAGTAGTAAGTCCGTTCGTGTATTCATTGATTGCAATGTCCAATTGAATTTGATTAGTTGCTTTGCCACCAGCATCGGATCCGCTGTCAGCAGGAGTATAATCACAAGTCAACACAGAACCACGAGTGTTTGGTGCCCATAGTTTATACAAGTCTGTGTAACTAACTGTTTGACTGGTTATCTGATCACATGTTTTGCGAGTAGCAGGTTGTGCTGGTGACCATGGTTGTTCAGTTGAATTACTAAATTGACTCTTGGTTGATTGCGTAACTGCACGAACAGCCCAGAAATATGTACTTGGTTGAAATCCTACTACATCACTTGATTCAGTTGAGCCACCGGTATACACTGGGGTTGATCCATTGAACTGAGTATCCCATAACTTATAGTTGTTATCTTCAATCGTCGGAGTAGGACCATACCAGAATTCCATTGAAGTGATTGCTCCTACAGTAGGAATGATACAATTGACAGTGAACGTCCCGGATTCAGTATTAATGTTACCAATCGTTGGTGGCAATGGCTTACCTACTATAGTCGGGTCAGTCAATCCTGTGTTTGCTGCTGGCTCATAGTCAGTGATATCGATGTTTTCATATACTTGATTGTTGTATTCAATCAGACTTAAATGCACACCGAGATTACCATCTTCAGATTTAGACTCTTGAACTTGCTCGACTCGGAACAATTTATCTGGGTTGGTTGGATTGCCAGCATATGGTCCCCATCCATAGACTGAATGACGAACTCTGATGACATCACCGGCATCGATCTGAATGCCAGAATAATCTGTTGAAAAGTTAACAACTAAGTCTTCACGTGACTGAATCAAGCGACGAGTAGCAAGATAATGTGCTTGTACTGAATTGTTTACTTGTGGGAACTGAATGACCAACTTGTTGATCGGTTCATTTGGATTCTTGTCAGCATCATCTAGGTAGATGAAATTGTAATCAGTTTGATCCTTGATCTTAGCATTAGGAAACTGACTTTCAACTAAGTTAAAGGTTGAATTCAAATCGACTGGACTAACGTTGACACCAGAAGTCATGTTGGCTTCATTAACTACAAACAACTTTTCGTAGGTAGTGTAATCTAAATAACTACGGTTTGCAATCACTGACCATTTTGCAACTGCTTCGTTCCATTGCAACCAACTGTCACATGTGTCAACTAGATATTGCAGATTGTTAAGACAGTTGATACCAGTGTTTATCGGACCGTTAACACGATATCGTGGTTGCTGACTAGTGCCACCACTCGTATTGGTATAGTCAATTAGTTGATCACTGTATGCATTCAATGCTGCGATTGAAACTTCATCGACTTGACTATAAGGAATCCCACATCCATAGCGCTTGTTAGTCAAGTAGTCCTGAATGACTTCACCAGGACGGTTAAGACTGTTTGAAACTTTAATCTTGAATTGATCAAGACCGACGATGCCAGCATCTTGATTGTACACAAGTTTAATGATAACAAATGACACACCTGCCATGGTAGCACTACCACTAGCAGTAGCATAACGAGGACCGTTCCAACGTTCGGCTGCTGCTATTTGTGAATCACTCATTACATCGACCGCGGTTGTCGCAGTGTTTGCACCCTGAAAGGATCCATTCTTGTACATGTATACGTTCATGTATCCATTTACTTTGGTATCTTCTTCACCGTTAGAGTTGACCCATTTAATTACTTTGGTCTTGTCTGATGCATCGAACACAAGTTCTTTGTCACCCCAAAATATGTTGCTGTGAGTAGCACTGTCAACGTTACCTAGTGTCATGACGCCAGTGTCAGTCACTTCACACAATGCCAATGCATACCACATTGTTTTCTGATCGGTGCTGATCTTTGCATCA